TTTTGGCACGCGACCAAGTTTAAAGCCATGCTCGAATGGCCTGACCGCATGGACTTGTGGGACAGGTGGGAGGAGCTGTACCGCAACGACGGCGCGGAGGTAGCCGAAGCGTTTTATCAGGCGCACAAAGATGAGATGGAGCGTGGCGCGGTCACTTCTTGGGCGGCTCGCGGCGTACTTGCGCTGATGAAAATCCGCGCCCGCGACGGCCATGCGACGTTTGACAGCGAGTACCAAAACGACCCGGTCAGCGGCGAAGATGCGCCGTTTGCCGAAAACATCAAATACTGGTCGGAGTTGCCGGACGATTTGGTGTACTACGGCGCGCTCGACCCGTCATTGGGTAAGGCGGGTGCGGGGCGCGACCCGTCGGCGATTTTGGTCGGCGGTTATCAGAAATCAACAGGCCGTCTGTTCGTAACCGTCGCCCAAGTCAAAAAACGCCTGCCCGATTTGATTATCGAGGATGTGATCCGTATCCAAAAAGAGGCGCGGGTCAAGCCAGTGTTGTGGGTGGTGGAGACGGTGCAGTTCCAAGAGTTTCTCAAGGACGAGTTAATTAAGCGCGGGGCGCGTTCGGGTGTGCATATTCCCGTGCGCGGTATCAAGCCGTCATCGGACAAGATGTTGCGGATTGAGACTTTGCAGCCGCACATGGCAAACGGACTGATTTTGCTCAACCCCGACCAAAAGACCTTAATCAGCCAGTTGCGCCACTTCCCGAAAGCCGACCACGACGACGGCCCTGATGCGCTGCATATGCTGTGGATGGCGGCAACGACGGGCAATGTGTCAAACAGGGCGCGGGCGATTGATTTGCCTGCGCCGATGTTGGAAATGTGATTTTAAGGTCGTCTGAAACCGTTTTCAGACGACCTTTGGAGTAAAAAATATGTTCGGATTGATTAAAAGTGCTACACGGAAAACCGCCATCAAGACATTGACGAGCGCGACTGAAGATGCGTTGGAAAGCCTGTTTTCGAATATGGAAGGCACGGACGCGCTGCTTTCGCGCCTCGGCGTGGACAGACAGCAGGCATTGGATGCGGTAGCGGGCGACGATGAGGTCGCTGCTTGTTTGGAGGATTTGCATGCAGCCATGCTCAATAAGTCTTGGCGAATCTATGGCGAGGACTTGAGTGACGAGGATAAAGACCGCCTGTGGAAAACGCTGAAACGCCATCTTCCCGCGCTTGCCGAAATCGTCTTAACGGCGCGTTTGGGCGGCTATGGTGTCGGTCGGTACGTTTATCAGCCCGAACCCGACGGCTTTTTGACGATTAAACACATCAGCAACAAAAGCGGCGAACTTTCGAAATATATCCCCTACCGCGACGGCTCGCTGGTGTATCGCGGCAGCGGCGGTGAGGAAACCTGCAATACGGACGTGCTGTATCTCTTTATCACCCATCGCGCGACATCGACCAATCCTGCGGGCGAAATGGCGGCGGCGCGGCTGTATGCGCCCGTTGCGTTGCGTAAAAAAGGATTTGTCTATGCCGCGCAATTCATCACGCGCTACGCCCAGCCCTATCTGATTGCCAAAATCCAAGCCAACAGCGAGGACGACCACAACGGATTTATGAGCCGTTTTTACCGCTTTGTCTCCGGCGGCGCATTGAGTATCGACCGCGAGGACGATGTGATGATGCTGCAAAACAGCGCGGACGGTCAGGCATTCCGCCGTCTGGAAAACCTCGCCAATGCGCGTATCCAAAAAACGCTGCTGGGCAAGGTCAAAACCAGCGACTTGGAGACCGCCAGCCGCGCCAGCCAAGAAACCGAAGAAAACAACCGCGACGAGCGCATCGGCGCGTATCTCGCTCTGCTCTCCCGCGCTGCACAGCACTTTATCGACGCGCTTGTAATGGTCAACAACGCCTACGGAAAGACCATTAACGCGCCCAAAGGCGTGTGGTTTGAGTTTGAGGATGAAATCAAGGTCGATAAAACCCGCGCCGAACGCGACAAGATGTATATGGATACGGGGCAGCTCGTGTTGACCGAAACCTACTACCGCGACATCTTGGGCTTCGAGCCGGAGCATTTCGAGCTGCGCGATCCGAAAACGTCGTCTGAAAACCCTGCGCCCGCCAAATTCAGCCTGCGCCTGTCTGACGGTCTTGCCCATAATGCGCCCGATATGGCGGAGCAGGCAATCGCCCGCCCGAAGATGGAAGCGGTGTTGGGTTTGTTGGAAAGCTGCAAAGACTACGCCGAATTTGAGGCGAAATTGTCCGAACTTGATTTGAACAAGGGCGACAATCTCTTAATTCAGCGTTTGGTTTCAGACGGCCTTTCGGCTTGGGCTGACGGAGCGGACGATGGACGGGATTGAATACAACTTCGCGGGGCTGGTCGATAAAGCCGCCTTCGAGCATTTCAAAGCCAAGAAAATCCTGCCCGGGTTTTCGCATTACGACGTTTGGCTGTATCAACACAGCCTTGCCTTTACCGTCGCCAAGATGATGGACGCGGATATGCTCGCCGAAGTCAAAGATGCCATCGAATCCGCGCAGAAAAACGGCACGGCGTTTGCCGATTTTAAAAAGCGTTTAAAATCGTATTTGATGGCGAAAGGCTGGTGGGGCGAGCAAGTGATGACCGACCCGCTGGACGGCGAGCCGAAATTGGTACAGCTCGGCAGCACACGTCGTCTGAAAACCATTTTCAACACCAATATGCAAACCGCCTTTGCGGCGGGGCAGTGGCAGCGGATACAGGCAAACAAAAAAGCCCTGCCGTATTTGCGCTACAACCATTCCGCCGCAGGGCATCCGCGCGACAGCCATAAACGCTACTACGGCTTAGTCCTGCCGGTTGACCATGATATTTGGAAAGTCATCTTCCCGCCAAACGGCTACGGCTGCAAATGTTCGGTGTCCGCCCTGACCCGTCGGCAGGCGGAGCGCGAGGGCATCAGCGGCGAGCCTGATGTGGATATGGTCGAGTTTACCAATCCGCGTACAGGCAAAACGGTATTGATACCCGACGACATCACGCCGAGCTTTGCGCACAACCACGGCGACCGATTGGGCGCGATGGACGCACTGTTTGGCGAGAAAAACGGCGAAGAGGCACTGGCCACCATGATTGCCGAGCGCGAGGCGTGGCTGGACAAGCGGTATAGCGTGCCGTCTGATAAAGTGGCGGTGTTGGCTTTGTCGGACAAGGTGTCGGAAAAAGAAGTGCGCAGGCTGACAAAAGAGCAGTCTGCCAACAATACCAAAGACCACGAAGCGAGAGCTGCGGCAGCGTGGCAGGCTGAAACGGGAGACAGATTGGAAGTGTTCGATTTGCCTGTGGAGAAAGGTAAGGGTCAAGCCGATTACCTGATTGTTTCAGACGACCTGCCCCGCGAAGAATGGGTAAAACTGGATTTTATGTTTACCGAAAATCCTGACAGTGCGGAATTGATGAACCGTTATTTTGCACACACCACTGGGGCGTGGAATACTAAAGTCGACAAGATTCAGGAACATTTTGATAAAGCCGATATTGTCCCACTTGATTTACGCCATCTGAATGCGGCGAACCGGCATAAATTGTTGCAGTATGTGTTATCATTGCCGAAAGAACAGCGGGATAAAGTCCGCTTATTGGTAAAAATATCGGAGTAAGTCATGCCGTCTGAACTGTATGTCAGCCGCGAGGTAAAAGTATTTTTAGGCGGGAAAACCGCCCCGTCCGAATTGTTGGACTATCTGTACCCGCGTCTTGCCGAAATCGACAAGGAAGCAGCCGAACAAATGCAGGGCGAGTTTTCGGGCTGCGTATTTTCGATTGCGGATTTGTCCGCTGCGGCATTCGCCCGTGTGCGCGGATGGATACTTGAGGCTGCTGAAAAGTCCGAGTGGATTAAGCCGTACAAGTCCGATTTAAAAGCCGCGCTTGAAGCTGATCCGAGATTTAAACCTGTATAACCCGAAGGTCGTCTGAAACCGTTTCAGACGACCTTTTTTCATAACCGCCCAAATTTCGCGTTTTAGCGCGTTTTATCGGTCAGGATAGGCAAAGATATATCCGAGAGTTTAAATGCAATCTGACGCAGCCCTAAAAGCCCCCTGAAACGTTTTTTTAAACCGCTGCCGTCTGCATTTTGAAATATCCTCCAAAAGGTCGTCTGAAACCTGAAATACGGTTTCGGGCGGCCTTTTTCATTTCGGGGCAGCAAAGTGAAGTCATGCCGCCGTCTGTTTGCCGTCATGCGTTGCACAATGGCGGCTATGAATACGAAAACATCACCCCTCAATATCAAATTGTCCGCCGCTCTGCCGGTTGCCTTGGCGACCCGTGCGGATGATGTGCGCACCTTTAAGGGTGTCGCCAATTCGGGCAAGCCGTTCGGCTACGGCGGTTATCCAACCGTCGTCGATTTGGCGGAGCTGTCGCACAAAGCGTCCGTACCCGTCCTGTTGGAGCATTCGCCGCTGAAAATGGCGGGCGTGTGCAGCCTGTCGGTAACGGCGGATGGTCTGATTGCCGAGGGCAGTCTGTTGTCCAACGAGTTTGGCACGCAGATCGCCGAAGCAGCCGACCAAGGTTTTCCGTGGGAAATGTCGGTTTACGCACAGGCGGAATCCTACGAGGAGCTGGCGGCGGGCGCGGTATTGTCCGTCAACGGCAACGAAGTAACGGGGCCTGCGGTGATTTTGCGGCGATGCACTATCCGCGAGGTGTCGTTTACCGCCGTCGGCGTGGACAGTGAGACGGAGGCGGTGGTGTTGTCGGACGGCAGCCCCTTGCCGGATATTTTTAAACAACCTTTGGAGTTATCCATGACACCCGAAGAAAAGAAAGCGTTTGACGACCTGAAAGCGGAAGTCGATACGCTCAAGGCTGAAAAAGCCGAAGCCGAGAAAAAGCTGAAAGAAGCCGAAGCGGCTGCCAAGAAAAACCAAGTCAAGGCGAAATTGTCCGCCGCAGGCTTTAAGGAAGGCGCAAACGGCAAGTTTGAAGGCTTGTCCGACGCTACCATGACCGTGCTTTTGTCTGCCGACATCGAAGCGGCAGAAGCCATGATTGCCGATTTGACGCCGAAAGCTGCTCCATCTGCCGTGCCGGCTGCGCTGTTCAGCGAAGGTGCGGGTAAAGGCGAATCCGAACACACCAGCGAAGCGGAGGGCAAGTTCTCCGTCGCCAGCCACAAAGGCTTATTGGGAGGCTCTTATGTCTAAAGTGAAAACCGAAATCTTAGGCCCTGCTATTTCCGACTTTTTGAAATACGAAGCCACCCCGCAGACCCGTGTTGCCGTTGCTGCCGATGCCGGCACGAAAGCAGGCAAGTTTGTCGAGTACCCGCTGCGCGGCAAAAAGCTGCTTGCGTTGACCGATGAAGCCGATGGCAAAGTCGTCGTACAGCCGCTCAACTGCATCATCGACCTGTCAAAAGTTGCCGATGCGGACGTCAAAGCAGCAACTACCGGCAAAACCTTGGACGCGCTGAAAAAAGAAGGCGACGCATACGGCATCGTTTACCAAGGCACGCCCATCGCCTGATTTTCAGACGACCTTTAAACCTGATTTAACAAGGACACATCATGCCTTTATCCGATAACAGCAAATTTGGCGTGCAGGCTATGACCACCGCCATCAACAAAATCGACCCGGGCGCAAGCCAAATCCGCGAGCTGGGCATATTCGAACCCGAATATCTGACCACCACTTATGCCGATATTGAGTTCCAAGACGGCAAAGTCCACTTGGTTGCCAGCAAAGAGCGCGGCACATCCGGTCAGGCGGTCGAAAGTCCGAAACGCACCGTGCGCACCGTCAAAGTGCCGCACCTGCCGATTCATGATGTCGTCCGTGCCGACGACGTGCAAAACCTGCGTGCTTTCGGTACGACCCAAGCCGCAACCGTCATGGACAAGGTCAACGAAAAACTCGCCGGCGGCAAATCCGACCTTGAATACACCCGCGAGCATCTGATGCTCGGCGCGTTGCAAGGCAAGATTTTGGATGCGGACGGCAGCGTGATTTTGGATGTCAACACAGAGTTCGGCGTGCAACGCAAAACGCAAAACATCGAACTGTCCAAAGACACGACCAAAGTCGGTTCGGTATTGGACAAGCTCTTGTCCGAGCAACGCCAAAAATTCGCCGGTGCGCAGGTGCGCGGCTGGGTCGTGTATTGCGGCATCGATTTCCTGAATGCGTTCAAAGAGCATAAGTCCATCTTCGAGGCATACAAACGCTTCGACGAAGCACGCGCCTACCGCGAAGGCGATACGCTCAATCCGACCGAGTTTGTCCATAAAGGCATCCGCTTTATCGAGTATGCCAACCATTTCGGCAGCGACGCCGACATCGGTGCGGACAAGGCGATTCTGTTGCCGGTCGGCCGTAATCTCTACAAAGAGTATTTCGCCCCAGCGGACATGAACGCCACCGTCAACACCCGCGCCCTGCCGTATTACGCCAGCCGCGAGAAATTGCAGCATGACAAGGGTTGGAGCCTCCACATGCAGTCAAACCCGCTGCCGATTGCGCTGCGCCCCGAGTTGTTGGCAACGCTGACCATGTCTTAAACGGATTTCAGACGACCTTTAAGGTAGTTTTAAAGGTCGTCTGAAAACGGAGGACGGCATGATTACCATCCAAGACATGATGACCCGCTTCGGCGAGCAGGAAATGGCGGAACGGTCGAACCATGAAAACTACGAAACCATAGACGAAGCGGTGATGGCGGCGGCGATTGCGGACGCGGAAGAAGAAGCGGCAAGCTACCTCAGGGCGGCGAAACTGTTTTTTACCAACGACACCGCGCCGCAGGTTTTGAAAATTAAAGTCTGCGACATCGCCCGCTACTACCTCTACGACGACGCGGTAACGGGTATTGTCGAAGAGCGTTATCAGTCGGCGGTCGCTTGGCTCAAGATGGTCGTCAAAAATCCCAATATGCTGGACGAAACCCGCGTATCGGACGACCGCAAACCGTCAACGTGTGCCGTTTATGTCAACGAAATGCCCGATCTTCGCGAATGGCTGAAGGAGTAGGCAATGCGGATTACGGTATCGCACGACTTGTCGCGCATCGCCCAAAGCCTGAGCCGCCTGTCGGGCAGGTTGAACGGCAGCCTTGAAGAGCCTTTGCGCGCCATCGGCGGCATGCTCGAAAGAACCACCAAAGACCGTATCCGTGAAACCAAAACCGCCCCCGACGGCAAACGCTGGGCGGACGTATCCCCCGCAACGGCACAAGCCAAAAACGGTCGCGACGGGATTTTGGTAGACCACGGCAACCTCTTGGCAAGCATTACGCACGAGGCATCGGCGAAAAGCGTGATTACCGGCTCAATCATGGGCTACTCGGTTTATGCGCAGGAAGGCACGAAAAACATGCCTGCCCGCCCGTTTTTGGGCTTGTCTTCGCAAGATTATCAGGACATTGACGAATTGATGTCCGACTGGCTGGAAGGATTGATTGTCTGATATGGCTTTGAAACAGCATGAAAACTTATTGGCGGTCTATCCCGAAATCCTAGGTCGTCTGAAAACCGTCAAAGGCATCAAGGCGGTCAAGGAAATCGGCGAACTTGCCGAGCTGCTTGCCCAAGGCGCGGCGAAGCGCAAAGCCGCCCCGCTGGACGGCGCGGTCTATGTCGTTTACGGCGGTTCGACCTTTGCCGACGAAGCGAAAAACGGCAGATTTTTAAAATCGACGCTGCACTTTACCTTTGTTCTGGCGCGAAGCTATACCGCCAACGGCAAATCCACGCTGTACGAAGTCGGCGAGACCTTGACGGCAATCCAGCGTGCGTTTTCAGGCTGGGACGCGGGCGACGAATATGCCGTTACCCCCTTCCGCCGCATCGCCTCGCCATCCATCGAGTATAACGACGGCTTTGCTTTTTACCCCATTTCATTCGCCTGCGACACCGTGCAGGCGGCAAACTAAAGGAGCTGCCACATGGCAAAACAAAACGACCACGGCTTAATCTTTGAGGGCGACGTCAAGGTACGCAACCTCAATCAGAAAGGCTATGGCTTTATCGACATCGGCAATACCACCGCCCTGACCACGCAGACCAGCGTGGAAACCAAAGAGCGCGTGTCCAAGCAAAAAGGCACTTACGGCAGCGCACTTGATAGTTTGAAAACCGTCAAGCCTACCGAAATCGGTCTGAAACTCGATACCTTCGACAAAGATAATTTGGCATTGGCTTTGATGGGCGAAGCCGCCGTTATCGCGGCAACGGCGCAGACCGTTACCGACGAGACCGTAACCATCGGCAAAAAAGGCATGGCGTACAAGCTGGCAAACGGCAACATCGACCCGGCTACCGTCAAAGTCAAAAACAAGTCCAAAGCCAATGTCGACGCCAAGCATTTGGACATCAATGCCACCTTGGGCATGATTACCATCCTGCCTACTGCCGACACCGTCAACGACGGCGAAGACATTACCGTCGAATACAAAACCCGCGATTCCGGCGGCTATAAAGTGTCCGCCGCGACCTTGTCGCGTTTGGATTTGGAAATCTATGTCGACGGCCGCAACCGCGTTACCGGCGAGACCGGCATTCTGCACATTCCCCATGCCGTATTGGCTGCGGACGGCAGTATCGACTGGTTCGGCGACGACTTCAACGAAGCCGAATTCAAAGGCACGGCGGTATTGGCTTCGGGCGAGACCTCGACCTATTCCTTCACGTCGTACAACAACTAAAGATTCGGGCGGCTTATGCGGATTGGCGGGTTCGCCGGTCGGGCTGTCCGATAAACGGCAAAAAGGTCGTCTGAAACGGGCTTCTGCGTGTAGGCGCAGCGGCATGGAGTTTCAGACGACCTTTTTTTAAACGGGTTTTAAAACAGATTAGAACCGATACAGGGCTGATTTAATCAGGTATCCGCTGACGGCCATAAAGGCAAAAAATTCCGGCAGTTTCATATCGCGGATGTGCGCCAACATATCGGAACCGAGATACAGGGCGATAAATGCCGAGAATGCGCCGACGGCGAAAAGTATGGTTAGAGCGAGGGTTTTCATGATTTTCGAACCATTCGTGTAGAAAGTATGGATAAGTCGCACGGGAAAAATGGAGGTAGCTTTGGGAGTTTGTAATGTTCGGAAAATAGAACAAGCATTTTTTCATCGATCAAGTCTGCCTGCGAAACGTATGTTTCCCAGCTAAGGTTTCTCGTCAATTTGACTTTGGCTTCTGCTGCAATTCTAAGGTTTGATGCCCGCGAAGAAGCAGCCTGTAAAAGGATTCGGTACTTATTTCTAGGATTTGGTGTTTCAAATTTTCTCCACCCTTCCTTACGGGCTATTTCTTGGCATTTTTCCAATTTCTTCCATGTGAAATTTTCGTTATTGCGAAGCGTGCAGATATGGTCTGCTGCAGTTTGGGGAGTGGGAAAGGTGCATAGTGCGTCATAAATTTGGTCGACATCAAACAGTGCGGACAATCTGTTTTCTGAAAGAATCTGACGGATTGCCTGTTTGTAGTAGGGTTGCAAATGTTTCATATGCTGACTGTAAGTAAGATTATTTATTTTAAATAGCAAAGGTATCAAAATAATGGCGAATATTCAAGCAGGTTTAGAGATTAAGGCGGGTGTGTCTGGTGCCGAAAGCATCGACGCGCTGGCGCAGTCCATCGAGGCGGCGGGCATTGATACGGGCAAGCTGACGGAAGAAGCGAAAGAGCTGGGCGCGACGCTGGCGAAAGCCCAGGCGCAACAGGCGGCGATTGCGGAATACAAGGCTTTGTCGGCGGAATTGGACAACACTGCCAAAGAAATGCGCGCGCTGGACGAATTGACCGCGACGCTGGAGAAATCCATGCGCGACGGCGGTACGCAGCAACAGCGGGCCGATTTGGCGAAACTGCGTGCCGAATCCGAGCGGCTGGCAAAAAGCGAAACCGAGCTGACGGGCAAACTGTATGCCGCCCGCGACGCGATGGCGGTGTCGGGCGTATCCGTCAAAAACCTTGCCGCTGAAGAAGCGCGGCTTGCTGTTACCACTGCGGATGCGACGGCAAGATTAGACAAATTATCAGCCGAGGCATCGGAACTTAAAGCCATTGCCGATGCAAAAATCAAACTTGGTATCGATACCGATGAGAAAGCCTTGCGTGAGCTGCAGGAGCTTAAGAAAAGCTATGACCTTTTGAAAAGTAGCGGCACGTTAACCAAGGAAGAACTCTCCCGCGCAACAGCCCGCTATAACGATAAAGTGTTCCAGTTGAATAAGAGCTTATCGGATTTGCGTCCTACACTTGCCGACTTTGCCAATGAGTTCCGAGGTATGGCGAGTGGTGCAGCCGGGCTGACGTATGCTGCTCGTGAGGCGGTGAAATTTGAAAGCGCAATGGCAGGTGTTCGGAAAGTCGTGGACGGCACTCCTGAGCAGATCGAACAGTTGGGCGAGCAAGTTAAAAAACTGGCGGTAGAGTTCGGCATGATGCCGGAGAAGATGGCTGAAATCGTTGCCGCTGGCGGTCAGTTAGGTATTGCTGCCGATAAGTTGGATGAATTTGCACGCGTTACCGCGACTATGGCAACCGCATTCGGCATGACTGCTGAGGAAGCAGGCAATGCCGCCGCGACGATTGCCAACGTGTTCCAGCTCCCAATCGGCGAAGTAGAAAAGCTCGGCGATGCCATCAACGTTTTGGGCAACAATACCGCCGCCCGTGAAAAAGACATTGTTGCGGCGATGGCGCGTATCGGCGGTACGGCGAAACAGTTCGGACTTGCCGCCGATGAAGCCGCCGCGCTTGCCGACGCCTTTATCGCCTTGGGCAAACCGCCCGAAGTGGCGGCGACCGCCATCAATGCCCTGCTGCAAAAGCTGCAAACCGCACAAAGCCAGGGCAAAGGCTTTCAGACGGCCTTGGAAGGTATCGGTACGTCCGCCGACGAGATGGCGGCAAACATCGCCGCGAATCCGCAGCAGGCGTTGACCGAGTTCCTACATAAGCTCGAAGGCTTGGATAAACAAAGCCGCGCCCTGACGCTCTCGCAACTCTTCGGCACGGAATACAGCGACGACATCGCGCTTCTGGTCGGCTCGCTCGGCGAATACGAAAAGGCTTTGGGCTTGGTAAACGACCAAGCGCAAATACAAGGCGCAATGCAGAAGGAGGCGGCAGCTGCATTAAATACTACCGAAGGGCAAATCAATAAGGCTAAGGCGGCAGTTTCCAATATGGCGGGAGAGCTGGGTGATGCCTTATTGCCTATTTTGAAAATAACGGCATCCACGGTTGAGACGGTTGCAACGGCGATTAGCGATTTCACAAAAGATTTTCCGGTATTGTCCAAGCTGGCGGTTTACTTTGCTGCCGCCCGTGTTGCAATGGAGGCGTATTCTGCAGTTGTGCGTCTTGGTGGTGCTGCTGCATTGAAAAGTTTGGTGTCTCAAAAAGCTGCTGTCGATGCGTTGACCGTTTCATATGGTAAAGCCGGTTTGGCGGCTAAAGAATACGGGAGTATTGCATCAGCAGGTGTCGCGGCACAATCAAAAGGGTTGACCGGTTTGGCTTCGGGGTTGTCTTCCCTTGTTGCCCGATGGGGCATTATCGGTACGACGGCAACGATTGCCGGAGAAGCAGTCGGCGGGTTTATTCAGGATTTGTACGAACATATTCCTGGTCTTCGTGCAGTGTTTGACGAGATGGCGCGTCCGATAGCTATGATTGACAGCCTGTTGACGACGGGAAGTTTGGATAAATATCACGAATTTTTCAAAACTGACGCCGAAATCAAGCGCGAACTGGAAGAATCAAACAAACGGTCTGCTGAAGCCGCCGAAAAAGCCGCTGCCGCCAAAGCCAAAGCCGCCGAAGAAGAAGCTGCCGCCGTCAAAGCCCTGCAAGCCGAATATCGTGCTTCCGCTGCCGAGCAGGCTGCGTTGGAGCGCAGTATGGCCGCCTTGCGTGCCGACGGGCGCGAAACTGGCGATTTTTACAGCGAGCTGGCAATCAAGCTGGAAACCGTGCGCACCAAAACCACCGACCTGAAAGCCGAGCTTGACAAGAAAAACATCAAAATCAGTGCGGATGCGAGCGAACTTGCCGAAGCGCAGAAAGCCCTTGAATCCTTGGGGCTGACGGCTGAAGAAGTCACCACCGGTCTGAGTAAGAAAGCATCGGAAGGGATTGCCAACTTTTCCACCGCCGCTGCCAAGTTTGGCAATGATGCCGAGCAGATGTCACGTGTATTTCAGGCGGCATTAAAGCAGATGGACAGCCCCGAAGCAGTTGAGAAGCTGAAAGCCGCCTTGGAAGACGCAGGCAAACAAGCGGGCATGACCGCCGAGGAAATCAAAAAAATCGGCGACGCCGCGCCTGTTGCGTCCGATAAGGTTGCCGACGCATTCGCCAAAATCGGCGTGGACAGCAAAGCCGTGATGACAGGTATCAGCAGCGACGCACGTCAGGCGTTTGCCGACTTTAAGGACGCGTCCGAACAGGCAGCGGCTGCCGGTCAGAAAGATGCCAAACTGATGCAGGCGGCGTTTGAACAGATGATGGGCAAACTCAAAAGCAAGGAGGAGTTCGCCGAGTTCCAGCACCAGCTCAAAGCCAGCGGCGATGCGGCACTGTTGACGCAGGAGCAGCTTGCCCGTTTGGGCGACGCGGCTTCAGGCGGCGCGGAAAAAGCCAAAGCCGCCTATCAAGGGCTGAACGATACTGCCGCGCAGGCGGGGGAATCCGCTAAAAACGCCCACAACAAAGGCGCGCAGGCGGCGGAAAGCCATGCCCAATCCGTCAGTAAGGTGGTCAAGGCAAACGACGATGCGGCGGCGAGTGCGGAAAAGGCGGCGGCAGCGACCGAAAAAGCCGCCAAAGCCGTAACCGACTACGGCTACCGGCTCAGTCAGACGGGCGGCTACGTCAAGTTCAACAACGAACAGCTTGAATTGATGAACCAAAAATTCAAGGGCGTCAAAATCGGTATGGAAGCAACGTTGCAAATCGGGCGCATGAAGGACTATACCCAGCAGATTTACCTTGCCAACTCCGCTATGCAGCGGTTGAGCGACGCAACGGCGCAGGGCGCGTTGACGCAAGGGGTATTGAACGATGCAGCCAGTGCGGCTGCGGCGGCTGCCGACAAGCTGGGCAATACCGAGCTGACCAAGTTTCGCAATGCGATTGCAGACGCGCAACGTCGTCTGAATGCGCTGCGCCAAGAGGCAAGCGACGCAACCCGCGCCCTAGAAGCCGAGCTTGCCGAACTCAACGGCAATGCCGAAGCGGGCTACGCTTTGCAGCAGGAGAAAAAGCTGCGCGAGCTGAATCAGAAACTGGCAAACGCCAAGCAACTGGGACAAGGAGACATCGCCCGCGAATACCAGCGTCAAATCGAGCTGCAACAGCAGATTTACGACCGCCAACGCAACAAACGCGCCGAGTCTGCCGCCCAAGACCGCGCCCGCAGCCAAAACACGGCAAGCGGCAGCAACAATGTGGCACGCCAGTTGCAGCAAATCGGCAATCCGCAGGTCAACGTCAATACAGACGACCTTAACCGCCTTTTGGCGCAACGCGACGAGGCAGTCGCCAACAGAGCAGTCGGCAGCCTGATGACGCAACTGGAAAACTCGTTCAAGCGGACAAGTTAAATCAGATGGGAAATACAAACCCAACTGCAACCATGCCAAGCCCCGATTTTCGGGGCTTTTGCTTTAATGGGGTTTTATATTTAGGCAAAGGTCGTCTGAAATGACCAATTGGATTTTAAAGCGCAAGGACACCGGCGCAAGCATCCGCTTGCCGCAGGATATGCGTTGGGAAGATGAATTTTCGTGGAACAAGGTGGCGCAGGCTGCGCCGCAGCGCACTCTGTCAGGCGGATTGGTGATCCAGCAGGGAATCAAGGCAAACGGCCGCCCGATTACGCTGTCAGGGGATTGGGTATGGCTGGACTTGGGGTCTTTGCGCACTTTACGCGATTGGACGGACGTCCCCGAATTGGAAATGACATTGTCCCATTACGACGGGCGCGAATTTAATGTCATTTGGCGCACGCATGACGCGGCTTTGGGCAACGTCGAGCCGGTGCGGTACTCAACGCCGGAGGCGGACAGCGAACGATACACCGCCAAGCTCTGCCTGATGACGTTTTAAGGTCGTCTGAAAACAGGTTTAAACAGGATTTAAAAAGGTTTCAAAAATGGAAAAAACAACGCGCTTGACGCAACAGGATTTGCAGATTTACCCCAGCCAGCGCATGACCGATACGCCCGACGGCGGCGGTTTGATGGTGGGGCAGCCGCTGACGGGCGAGGATAACGAGATTTTCCCGCCCGTTTCCGACGTTGACCGCACGATGGGCAGTTTGGACGCCCGTTTGCTCTACCCTGCCGTCCTGCGCAATGACTCCGAGCCGCTTTACGGCGGGCATTTTGTCATTACCGAGCCGCCGACCTCTGAAAACGTGTCTTTCTTGGCGTTTAAGGCGCGCAACTACGGCGAGAGCCGCGCAGACATTATGCCGCGAATTGAAGCGTATTCCGTGCCGACTGTTGAAAGCCGCATGACGCTGATGGGGCGGCATTTGGCGGGCGTGCGCCTCGTACAGGCATATCAGCGCGAAGAAGCCCCGCTGCCTAAAGTGGGTGAGCGGTATTGCCTGCAACACGAAGACAAAACCAACAGCAAGACCGAGCGCATCACTGAATATTTCCGCATCGCCAACCTGACGCACGAAATGCGGACGTTTGAAATCCCCCAGCCGAACGGACAAACCAAAGAAATCCGCCGCCGTGTCGTCAAAATGGAAACCACCAACCCGCTGACACGCGATTTTGACGGAGTGGATTATCCAGTTGAAGGCTATGCAGGCAACAAGGTCAAGATTTTAGAGACGCAGGTCGCCGATTCAGCGAGCTATTACGGCGTCAAACCCGTTTCAGACTACCTCAAAGCAGGCGACGCATCGCTGACGGTTGCCAGCATTTACGAAAAGCTGGTTCCTACTTCGACGGTAGAAACGCCATACGCCGATCAATATCCCGTTGCGGGCGATATGTGGGTGGCTGCTGCGCCTGAAAAGCGGGTTTTCCACGGGTATGTATCGGGCGGATCGTTGACGATGCCTCATTCGCTTTTGCCGGGCAGCATCAAAATCGGCAATTACAAAGACAATGCGCAGGGACAGTTGGTCTCCGGCGACGACATCATCCAAGCCGACTACGAAAAAGGCCGTCTGAGCGGCATCCCAAACGGGACTTATACCGTTTCCGCAATCCCTGCTGCCAAATCGTCGGCAGCGCGGTTTGCCTTCGCCGTTGAAATCAAAGAAACCAACCAAGGCACGGCGTTTGCGCCGCTGCTGACACCTGCGCCCACGGCGGGCAGCCTGAAGGTGTCGTTTATGGCGTTGGGCGTTTGGTATCTGCTCGCCGATTCGGGCGACGGCGTGTTGCGCGATGAGGCAGGCAAAGCGGCAGGCACGGTGTCGTCTGCAACCGGCTCGGTCGTGCTTAATCTACCCGTATTGCCCGATGTCGGTAGCCGATTGGTGTTCCAATGGGGCGGGATTTCAGGATTCGCGTCATCTGACGGCGGGGTAACGGGTGTTTCCGCCACACCAAAACCCGCAGAAAGCAAATGCACCTATGGATTGGGGCATCCCATCAAGCCGGGTACGTTGGTATTGACTTGGCAGGATAACGGCACCAAAACCGCCCGAGATGATGGGAACGGCAGCCTGACGGGCGATATGCAGGGTGCTGTCGATTATCTCAACGGCGTGATTTCGACCGCCCGCTACATCAACAGCAACTCGGTCGAATACACCTGCGAAGAGACGCGCCGAATCAGCGCAAGCGTAGTGGGCGGTGCAGGCTACGGCATGACGGCTGAGGATAAAGGGGCGCATTGGGAGTTGAGCTTTGAGGGTACGCCCGAAAAAAGGATTTTTAAATTGTCACTAGATGGCGAGTTTTCCGAACGGACAGACTATACGTTGTCCAACAGATACGTTGCCGCCCCTAGTTTGAGATAAGGATAGATTGATGGCAGATTCAGGTTACACATTGCGGGCAGGCAGCGGGAGCGTTGCCTTGTATCTGCATAAAGGCAATTGGCAGGCTGGGAATAAAGCCGTACAAGGCATCCGATGGGATGGGAATAAGCTGATTGTTCCGAAAACCATCGTGCAGGCAGAGGCAAGTAGTTGGACGATTTATGGAGCGTCCACGCTGAATGCGTCTTGGGAGGCACAAAAGCGAAGCGATAAGAAAACCACTCAAAATCTATCGGTCAGAGCTTGGCGCAGTGACTATCTGTCCGCCGACTCGTCCCATGCCAAGCCCCGAAGCGGGCGTCTGGCAGGCGGGCTGACATTTAATGTCTTGATTGACTTTGACCAAGGCAGCACCTGTATCTTTAATTCGTGGTCTTTTTCAGACGGTACGACCGAAATCGTCGAGTACGGCGGAACGCTTTATAAAAACTGGGATGCAGCCAAAGGCAGCGGCGAAAATATCGGCACATTGTCCGCATCGGGCGAGGTGTCCATCAATGACCCTGCCATCAAATTCCAAAGCCTCAAGGTTACGGGCGGGGTCGTCCGTCTGCCGCAGGTTAAGATTTTCTCTTATGCAGGGCGTACCCCCGCCGCGCCGGTCAAGCCCGAGAGTTTTACCGTTTATGCCAACAACGGCGACATCGTTGGCCGCAGCAATGCCGAAGGCAATATCGAAGGCGGAATCACGGGAAAAATCGACTACGAAACAGGTTTCTACGAAATTACCCGCACCGCAGGTTTTTATCCCGAGGATTTGCGATACAACGCCGTAACCCAAGACAATTTGCCCTTGGATTCGTCCATTATCGGTATCGATGCCGTGCGCCTGCCTGCCGACGGACGTGTCCCCGTGTTCCGCAAGGGCGATATGGTCGTAATTTCCAACCGTCTCAAGCAGGATTTGGGCAGCGCGTTTACCGCCGCCCAGAAAATCACGCTCAACCGTCAAAACCTAGACCGGCTCTGCTTGGTCGACAGTAAGGGCAAACACGTCCTCGCCGAAAAATACACGGCAGACCTCAAGGCGGGCAGTATTACCTTTGGCGAGCCGTTGGACTTGTCGCAATACACCCTGCCGCTGACCGCTGTCTCCGCATGGGAAGAAGAAAACCGCATTACGGGCGTCGATATTTCGGGTCGTCTGAAACTGCAATTTGCCATTTCACGCGCCTACCCTAAAGCAGGGACTTACGTTTCATCCGCCCTGATCGGCGGCGATTTGCTGGTACGCGCGACCGAGCCTTTCTCGCAACAGGCATGGGACAACGTTTGGGCGGATTCGCGGCGCGGCGAGCCGATTTTGGCAAAGGCTAATGTCAAGGATTACCCGATCAAACTCGCCAGCAACGGCGCGATTACCGAGCGTTGGCTGATTAAATTCACTACTGCCAACCAATTCGAGCTTTACGGCGAGCAGTTGGGCTTGGTCGCCAAGAGCGATACCCTGACCGACCTCGCCCCCGCCAATCCCGCCACGGGGAAGCCGTACTTCACGATTAAATCGACAGCGTTCGGCGGCGGCTGGTCGACTCAAAACTGCATCCGTTTCAACACCTACGGCACGCCGCTTCCTGTGTGGATTCTCCGCAGCGTCCAGCCCTCGCCCGACAGGCAGGAAGGGCGCGACGGCTTTACCGCCTGCCTGCGCGGCAATACGGTGGCGGAATAGGCGCAACGAATAAAGGTCGTCCAAAACTTGAAATCATGGTTCAGACGACCTTTTTATACCGCTTGTTTATTTTTAATGCCGTTTAATTTAGAATATCAACGTCATTAACCAATAAGACAAAAGGGAAACTATGAATCTTATTACTATTGTTGTTATCGCAACCAGTATTTGGGTATTGATTGATGCTCAAACGATAGGCATTAAAAAAGGACAGATTCAAGGGATGGGTAATATGGGACCGATTAGCTGGTTTCTTGCCTGTTTGTTGATTTGGATTGTCGCCTTCCCGTTTTATTTAGCCAAACGCGGCGAGTTTAAGCGTATTAATGGCAAATAAGATACCCGACTGCAACCATGCCAAGCCCCGATTTTCGGGGCTTTTGCTTTAATAAGGCTTTATTTTTAAAGCAAAGGTCGTCTGAAATGTTTAATACAGAAAGAGTACCGGTGAGTGTTTATCGTTGGGATGACGAGGGTGCGCCGCAGGTACTGCCTGCGGAAGGAGATATTAAAACCATTTTAAAAGCCTGTTTGGTAACGGGCTATGGCGAAAATGAAAACCGTAAAGAGCCGCTGGGCTGGGAAATACTGTTTGAAAATGGCAATGCCGCCTGTTTCAGGAGTACGCACGAAAAATCAACCAAATGGGCGTTGGGTGTGTATGGGAATGCTAAAAATGGCGGATGTAATGTAGTTGGATTAAAAAATCCGAAATCCGTTAATACTGGTGAGAAAGCGGTATTTTTCCAACAAAATTCCGTGGTTCAAAAATTCCTATATGGGTCATATAGGATGAATCCAAAAAAACACCTTTCATGGGTGGTGATTGGTCATGGTCGTGCATTTTGTTTAATTATTCTCAATTCTGATTTCGCCGATATTTGCAGTAGTTTATATTTTGGAGATTTTTACAGTTTTTCAGTCGCTGACGTAGGTAATTGCATCATGATGGGGACATCAAGCTATTCTGAGGACTTGATGATTAACAATAGCAATAAGATTGTGATTATGGAGGGGTATTTAGGTAACTCCCCGAGTGAGGCTGATATAAAAAGCCGAGTGATGCGGGGTACAAGCCATGATGGTGTTGTTTATCCAAATCCAATTACGGGCGGTTTTTCTGCTGAAAATATCCTTATTTTTGAGAAGGATAAACAAAATAAACATATGTTGCGCGGTCAGTTACCCGGATTAAAATTTACGTTTGAATCAATGCCATCGCCAACTGTGCTCCCCTATGGCAAAGTCTATAAAAATCTTGATGCAACTAATGACGAATGGATGTATTTTAAAACTGTCGATAACTTGGGGATGTTGGTAAACCTGACAGCTTGGGATTTGTGATGGCAAATATGATCTTGGATAGCGGCGTTGTGCATTCGCCGCATTATAAATACGGCGGGCGCGGCTACATCGCCGGAGAAGCTGAGGGTATCGTTACCGTCAACGGGCAGCCCGCATCGCGGCGGATTTATCTTTTTGCCCGCCCGAAGATGGAGATTGTTGCCGATACTTGGAGTAAAGACGACGGCAGCTACCGATTCGACCGTCTTAAGGAGGACGAGGAGTATCTGATGGTGGCGACGGACCATAAAAAGCAATACGAGCCGGTCTCCTATGATTTCATCAAGCCCCACGTCGATACTGACGGCGGATAAGGTCGTCTGAAATGTCTGACGATAAATCCAAAACCTATGCCGATTCCGCGCGGATTCCGCTGCCTTTCGGGGCGTTGATTGCAGAGCGTAAACCGTCAAATCGGCTGGCAATCCCGTTTGTCCGACCTCTGCGCCATATTGCGGCGGGCGGGACGGTTGCGCCGATTGAGCCGCCTAAGCCCAAACCGCCCGAACCTTACACGCCGCCGGCTGGTTATGCCGCTGTATCGAGTGAGTGGGGGTTTGTTTTACATGAGGCGGGGACGGGGTCGGCTTGTTTGGCCGGTGGTTTCGCGGGCGGTAGCGCGGCGGTCGGAATGTCGGGCGTGTCGGTTGAGGCTGTTGATGTTGCCCATTGTTTTCAGACGACCTTTGAGGGGATGACTGCGCTTGAAGGTCGTCTGAAATCACTGTCTGAGCCGTCGTTTGCGGTTTCGGCGTGTGCGGTAGGGGTTCAAAGCGCGATGGACGGGCTGGACGGCTGCTCCGGTTCGAGTACGACAGGCAGCCTGTTTTTGACGGGCTGTGGCGGCGATGCGCAGGCGGCTCAGGCGGGCGAACTCTTGGAGACCCACGCGGAAAGCACGTTTTCAGACGACGCTTTGTTGGTTGGCTGTTTGCAGTCGGACATCCTCGCGGCGGCGGATTTGGCGCGTTGTTTTAATCCTAAATCCCTGCCCGCCGTTACCGTCCCTTGCGAATATTACGAAATTCCGGTCGAGCCAGAACCCGTCCCCGAAACCTACGTCTGCGGCATCCGCCCGCCGTCAAACCGCCTTGCTCTGCGGTTTTACCGTAAAAAAATCGCGCACGACCCGCGCTATATCCCGCTGCCGTTCGCTTGTTTCGACACGGCAAAAACCCCTGTTTTAAACGGATACATCATGAAAAACACCGTCAAAGCCACGGCGGACGGGCAGCCGATTGAGTTGTTTTCTGCCTCGTTTACTGCCGATACGGGCGGCTATTGCTGGCAAGGCAGTCTGACCGTTTCGCCCGAGGATTTCGCCAAAATCAATCCCGACGCACGCGCGAAGGGCGAGGAAGCGCAAATCAAGGTGCAAATCAATGCGGACACTTTTGTCATCCTTGCCGAGGATTACAGCGACAACCGCCGCTTCGGGCAAAAGAGCTATACGGTAACGGGCAGGAGCGTTACCGCCCGCTTGGGCGCGGACTACGCCCCAAAAGGCAGCGGCACATACCGCAACCCTATCTACGCCCAACAAATCGCCACGGAGGTATTGAGACCGACGGGGGTGGGTTTGGACGGATGGACGATGGCGGATTGGCTGATTCCTGCCGATGTGTACGCATTGACGGACAAGACGCCTATGGCGGTATTGCAAGAGCTGGCGCAAGCGGCAGGCGGGTTTATTGAGAGCGACCGCGCCAAGCCTACCCTGAGATTTAAGCCGAAGTGGAAATCGGCGGCATGGGAGGTGGCGCAGGCTGCGGCAGACGTTACCGTGCCTGCCAGCGTAATTTTTGGCATCAGCGGGCAGCGCAGCGTGTCCGAGCGGGCAAACGGGATTTATGTGTGGCCGAGCCACAACAAGGGCAAGGGCGCGGATGTGTACCGCAACGGCAGCAACCGCGAGCCGCGAGCCTCCGCGCTGACCCATGCGCTTTATACCGATCAGCCTGTTTTGCTTGCTGCAGGCGTTGCCGCCTTGAGCGCGACGGGCGTACACAAGCGCGAGACCGTGTCTTTGCCTGTGTCAGACAAATACGCGATTCCGATGGCTAATTTGGGCGAGATTTGGCAAATCAGCGAGCCGTCGGGCAACTGGCAAGGCGTGGTCGTGGGCGTATCGGTCGAGGTCAAAATCGAAAACGACGCGCCTGTCGTTGCTCAAAATGTGAGCATCGACCGCTATTTGGACGAGTGATTAAAGCCGTTTTAAGACTGCTTTAAAGGTCGTCTGAAAGCCATGTTCAGACGACCTTTTATCTATTTGTTGGGAGTAACAAAATGACCAATCTGTATCAAAACCTGACGGCACTGCTCAACCGCGAGCAACGCGGTATCGCCAAAATAACAGGCGATTTGGGCGGCGGCTCATGGGCGGCACAAACGCAAAGCGGCGGGAATATCGTCTTGAGCGGTCAGGCTGCTTTGAATCAACGTGTTTTCTACGACATTCGCACCAACCACATCATCAGCCAAGCCCCCGATGCTGCCGTTTTGGAGTTGGGCGTGTAGTGTTGAGTGCAGGCTCGCCGCCTTGGCGGTGGGCAATAGGCTGAGATAATTTGTTTTATTTTGAGAGTGTTATGAGTACGGATATTCTGCGTTTCAAACAGGGCGAAACCGTCGAAATCAGCGTTATCTTCGATGTTTTGGACGACTTGGGTATTTCTGCTCTGACCGGCGTTACCGCTGCTGCCGAACTTCGGCGCAAATATACTAAGGAGACGGTCGCCCGCTTTCAGACGACCCTTTACCCCGAAATCCGTTTGGTGTTGTTGCGTTTGGATGCTGATGTGTGCCGAAGTTTGATGGAGGGGCATTACGTTTTTGATTTGCAGTTCATTCGCCGCTCTGACGGCTTGGTGCAATACAGCGGAGATATTCCGCTGGAGATTTTAAAGAGTACGAGCAATGTTGGGTAAGTTTCGAGTTTTTAGAGGTAATTTGGAAAATGCCGCGCATCGGTACGATGACGACTTGTATCGGACGTGGTTGATTCAGCCCGGAAATCAAGGCAAATCATTTGAAGATTTTACCCAATGGCTTGCCGACGTTAAAAGCGAGGATGCAGGCGAAGCCCCTGATTTCGTAGCAAGATTTATTTTAGCAACTTCATAAGGCAGGTAAAAAAAATGACATTGAGACAACGTATGGACGCGCTGGTGGACGCTATTGGCGCAAAATTCAAAGAGGTTATCGGTAAAATCGGCTCGACAGATATGCTGCAAACTACGGAGCGCGGGAGCGTGGTAGGTGCGGTAAACGAGTTGAAAAACCGTATTGACAACATTGGCAGCGGCAATAGCGGCGCAGCGATTGACGATACCGCGCCGGCGGCTGATAAGGCTTATTCCAGCCAGAAGGTTGATTCTCTGATTAATGCGGCAAAAACGGCTGTTAAATCAGAGATTTTAGACGGCGCGGACGCGGCATACGATACGCTGGCGGAAGTTGCCAAGTATATTGAGCAGGATAAAACCGGCGCGACCGCGCTTTCGGAAGCTGTTGCCAAACGCCTGCGTATCGATGAAACGCAAGTTTTGACACAGGCGCAAAAAACCGTGGTGGAAACCACGCTCAATCTTGGCGATACTGATACCGACTTCGTGGCTAAATTTAATCAGGCGTTGCAGTCATGACCTTGGTCGAGCGTTTTAAGCTGTTTGTCGATGCCGTTGCTGCCCAATTTAAAGCGCAAGAGGCGGAAATCAATAGATTAAGATCTGCGCAAGGCGGCGGTAAAAAAGAGTATCGGGAGATGTATGTCCCGCGATCGGAAATTAAATTTTCAGAAGGAAATAACAACAACAAGTGGATTACCATTCCATTTGCAGTTCCTTTTTCGGAGCGTCCGATGGTCAATGTTGTGCTGGATATACAAGACGTCACACCGAGAAACTCTTATGTGGGTAATATCACGACGGAAGGGTTCGATATAGGCATAAACTATGCGCCGTCACTCAAGGGCTTGTGGTATCAGGCTTGGATTATTGATAAATAGGCAAGAAAAAAGGTCGTCTGAATACCGGCGACCTCAATAGGGAGATTGAAAAAATAAAGTGGGACGGCGACGTAGCAGTGCAGCAACACTGCCACGCCAGCCAAGCAGATCGCACCTGCATTGACTTCTAAGGCCGCCTTAGTCTCGCGAGACCGAGGCATTCTATCTGATACAGGAGTGGATGCAAATGCAAATTTATCGGGAGTTGCGCTGCAAATTCTGCGGCAAATTACTGGCAAAAGGCAGCGGTTTCGTGCAAATAAAATGCACACGCTGCAAAAATATTAATTCTTTCAGTTGATTATAGAATTTAAGAATGCCGTTGAGCATCATATTAATCTGATTCAGAGCGTCGTCGAATGCCGATTTAGGAGTATATATGATGCAAAAACCGCAACAATCTTTACCCATCATTCCTTGGATGGGCGGGAAACGACGACTGGCAAAACACCTGTTGCCCATGTTCCCTGAGCATTCCTGCTATGTCGAGCTGTTTTCAGGCGGAGCGGCATTGTTCTTTCTTCGGGAAACACCCGCCAAAGTGGAAGTTTTAAACGATATCAACGGACAACTCGTCAACCTATCCCGCGTGGTACAGCACCATTTTGACGAGTTTGTCAGACAATTCGAGTGGACGCTAACCAGCCGAGAGACCTTTGCCAGCCTGCAAAGCACCCCGCCTGAATGTATGACCGACATTCAACGGGCTGCCCGGTTCTTTTATTTGCAGCACAATGCCTTCGGTGGCAAGACCGTCCATCAACATTTTGGCACGGCTACCACGTCAAAAGCGTGGGATGCGTCGCAGATTGAGGTTAAATTAACGGCTGCTAAAGACCGTTTAAAAGGCGTTTATATAGAGAATGAATCGTGGGAGCGTTGCTTCAAACGATATGACCGCGAACACACTTTCTTTTACGCTGATCCACCATACTGGCAGACCGCTGGCTACGATAGTGCTTTTGATTGGTCTCAATATGAGCTGCTGGCAAAGGCAATGGCGGAGAGCAAAGGTAAGGTCATGTTATCCATCAACGACCACCCAGATATACGGGCTTTGTTTAAAGACTTCCGTATTACTCAACTGGAGTTGGCTTATACCGTAGGCAGGGATAAGACGGGCAAAACCAGCGGGGAATTGGTTATTTGTAACTGGTAA